AAGGAGGGAGTGGAGGAGGGGGGACTCCGCTAGGGGGCAGCACGGAATTCTCTCTCCCCACCTGGGATTTTATCCGGGACCAGGGGATTTCTCCCCGGTACTCATCGGGGTATTCCGACGATGAAAAACTCCGCCAGGAATTCATTGTGGGGGCCACGCTCTACGGGATGATCGGGGGAAAAGACACCCTGAAACCGCAGCAGCTCCGCATGGCCGACACGATCAACCTGCACAGGGATGCGCACGTTCTGGAGTTGCCCAGGCGCGCCAGTAAGACCACCACGATCTTCATGCTCCTGATCGGCCGGTGTGCCTCCAGGCCCGGCTACCAGGTGACGTTCTCGGCCCAGTCCGGTGTGGCATCCTCCAGGAGGTTCCGCGAGTGGGCCAACCGCCTGGACCGGATCAACCCCCCCGACGAATTCAACCCGTTCGCCAGGAAGCAACCTAAGGCCACCGGATCGGCGCGCATGTTGGCCCTGTTCGGAGACACCAGCCTGGCCGAGGCTGAGCCACCCCCCGGCCGAGGATTCCGCATCCTCAAAGGCGCAGCGAATACCCGCATTGAGTTTGACAACGGCTCCAGCTTCATCGTGTTGAAACCGGACCCGGAGGCCTACCGAGGGGAGGCGGCCGATGTGTCCTGGATCGATGAGGCGCAGGAGGTGGGACCGCAGGACGGCGACGATCTCCTGGCCGCCATCCTCCCTCTCCAGGACACCAAAGAGGGCGCCATGCTCATCATCTCCGGCACGGCTGGCCCATCGCGGGTGGGCCTGTTCTGGGACTTCCTGAAACGTGGCCGCGCCGGTGATGAGAACGTGGGCATCCTGGACTACGCCGCGCCCGAGTCCACCCCCTGGGAGGACATCACCACCGAGGCCGTGGCCATGGCTCTCCTGGTCCTCTGCCACCCCGGTATCGGCACGCTCACGACCATGGACAAGATGCTCAAAAACTACCGCTCCATGGGGAAACCCCAATGGGCACAAGAGTATCTGTCCATCTGGCCGGAGAGCTTCGGAGTGACCGCGATACCCTCCGATCTCTGGGAGCGCGCGGGCCTGGAGAAGATGAAAGCACGGCCGCCGCGCATCGCGTTCGCCTGGGACACCTCACCTGGAGGCGGGGCCTCGGCCATCGTGGCCGCCTGGCGAGACTCCCGCGGCATCGCCTATATCGAGGTAGTGGAGCACCGCCAGGGAACCGTGTGGCTCCCCAAGCGTGGCCAGGAACTCAGTAAGACCTACCGAGGCTCCACCCTGGCCTATGACGACATTGGGGAAGGGAAGGCGACGGCCACCGAGATGGCCAGCCTCCGGCCCAAACCCCGCACCAGGGTAAGCACCTACCGGGATGGGGCATCCGGTTGTGTCCAGATCATGCGAGACCTGGAGAACGGCAAGATCCGCCATTTCAATCAGGTGGGCCTGAATGAGGCCGCAGGACGCGCGGCCAAACGTGAGGTACGTGGGGAACAGGGTGTGTGGCTCTGGGGTCTCACCGCCTCCGGTGGAGACATCACCACCCTGGTGGCCGCCACCAAAGCCCTCCGGAACTGGGATCAGCATTTCGCCAGCAAACCGGCCGGGATCTCCACCCCGATCATGGGCGAATAATGGCCATCGGCGTGGACTACACCGCCCATTCGGCGGTCATCTGGTGTACCGATTGCCCCTGGTGGAGTGAGATCACCACCCACCGCCTGGCGGGCCTGAATGAGGCCGCCAGGCATGAGGCAGACGTGCACACCACAACCCGCATAGCACGAAACACCCGCAACAAATACCAGGCGCGACACGCCGGTAAATAGTTGGAATGTCTCCACATGGCCACATGGTTCATCTATGGGATTCTTCGACCGACTCGGACTAGGCAAGCGCACATCTGACCTGCTCACCTCCGGCTATGACCTGGGTATCTCCAGCCCATGGTCGGAGGGAAACCTCCAGTCCATCGTGATCTCGGACATCTTCCCCACCGAGGTGGTCGCCAAGATGCCCATGACCCGCGCCGAGGCCATCGCCATCCCCGCCGTATCCAAGGCCCGGAACCTCCTGATATCCACCATCGCCAAGTTCCCCCTCCGCGCCATGGACGGCCAAGACCGATTCCTGGGCACCCAGCCCACATTCCTGTATCGTTCCGCCTCCAATGTCACGCCCTACGAGCGCATGGCCTGGACCGTGGACGACGGCATATTCTACGGTTGCTCACTCTGGGAAGTCACCCGAGGCGCAGACGACCGTGGCCGCGCCAGCATCCTGGATGCCGAGTATGTGCCCTATGACTGGTGGAGGATCGAGGACGGCCATATCAAGATCGGTGACCGCATCCTCCAGGACTCCGAATTTCTCCTGTTCAACTTCCCGTTTGAGGGTCTACTCACCATCGCATCCAACACCCTCCGAGGTGCCCACGACCTGGAGGCCGCATGGTTCGGCCGCGCCCGTAACCCCATCCCCCTGATCGAGCTGCACGCCACCGACGAGTGCACCCTGGAAGAGGACGAGATCAAGGCGCACGTGGCCTCCTGGTCCACCGCCCGCCGATCCGAGAACGGGGCCATCGGCTACACGCCCAATGGCCTGGACATTCGCACTCATGGCGACGTGAAAGCGGATCTCATGGTGGAGGGCCGAAACGCCGTCCGAACCGATGTCGGATCATTCCTGAACGTTCGCGCGGCCATGCTCGATGGCACGGCCGGTGTGGACTCCCTCACCTACTCCACCGCCGAGGGCGAAAAGAACTCATTCTATGAATTCGACCTCCCGTTCTGGACGGACCCGATCCAGGAGCGCCTGTCCATGGATGACGTTCTGGCGCGTGGAAACCGCGTCCGGTTTGACAAGTACGCCGCCTACAACCCCCCCACGGCCACCGGCCCCAACGTAGAGGACTAACACCCATGACCCACGTACAAATCGAGGCCGGGACGCTCCTGGCCAGTGTGGACGAGCGCACGATCTCCGGCCTCCTGCTCCCCTACGGGGAAGTCGGAAACACAAACCTAGGCCGGTTCACCGTGGCCGCGTCCACCGTCGCCATCCCCGCCGATGTCTCGGTGGTCTCCCTGAACACCGACCACTCCCGCGAGTCCCCAGTGGGCCGCGCGTCCTCCATCACCGAGACCCCCGAGGGCCTGATGGCCAGCTTCACCGTGGCCAAGACTCCCGAGGGTGACGCGGCCCTGATCGACCCGAAACGCCGCAAGCTCTCGGTGGAGGTCTCAGACATCGTGCTCCGCGCCGGCGCCCTGGTCTCCGGCCGCCTGTTCGGCTCGGCCCTGGTCGAAAAGGGCGCCTGGCCCTCGGCCACTCTCCTGGCCGCCGATGTCGGCACCCCCCCAGAAACTCCCCCGGCCGGTGCCCCCTCACCGGCCGAGGGGCCTAAGACCACCATCGCCAAGTCCTCGGAGACCTTCACCGACGAGGACGGCCTGGAGCGCATCCGAGAGACCACCATCACCACCGTGGTGGATGGCGACACCACCACGATCACCACCACCGAGATCATCACCGACCCCACCCCCGACACCGCAGGAGACCAGACCGTGACCCTTCCCAACACCCTCACCGCCAGCAAGACGAGCACCGGCCCCGCACCGCTGAGCAAGACGCAGGTGTTCGCCACGCTGCACGCCATCCACCAGGGCACCGCCGACGCCGCCCAGATCAGCCTCCTGGAGGCCAACTCCGGCCCCGCCAGCCGCAACCTGTTCGCGGCCCTGGCCGATGTCAAGTTCGACGGGACCGGTGGACTGAACCCGGTGATGACCCAGCCGCAGTGGATCGGAGAACTCTGGGATGGTGTGGCCTACGAACAGCAGGTAGCGCCCCTGTTCGGCCATGGTGATCTCACCTCCAAGACCATCAACGGATTCCGCTGGACGACCAAGCCCACCGGTGGCACCTGGACCGGTAACAAGACCGCCATCCCCTCCGGCACGGTCACGGCCGTGCCCTACACCACCACGGCGCAGAACTTCGCCGGTGGCCACGACATCGCCCGCGAACACCGCGACTTCAACACCCCCGGATTCTTCGAGTCCTACTACGCCGCGATGGCCGAGAGCTACGCCCAGTGGGTGGACGAGACCGTGGTCCTGGCCGACATTCTGGCCGCCGCCACGACATCGATGGCCGACGACCCGGCCGGTCTGAGTATCGGAGCGGGCCTCTCCGCCATCATCGATGGGGCCTCCGAGGTCATCACCGCCAAGGCCCTCCCGAGCTTCGCCCTGGTCGCTCCGGCCCTCTGGAAACAGATCATGAAAACCCCGAGTCAGAACACCCTCGGTTACCTCTCCGCCGCACTCGGTCTGAAAGACGGCCAGCTTGCCCAGTTCACGATCCGGCCCTCCAGCCTGATCGCGGCCGGTTCGGTCCTGGTGGGTGCCCGCGAGGCCGCGACGGTCTACGAGCTGCCCGGAACGCCCATCCGAGTGGAGGCCCCCGACATGGTAAAGGGTGGCCTGGACACCGGAGTATTCGGCTACGCCGGAACCGTGGTGCATAAGGCCACGGCCCTCCAGCTCATGACCGCCTACTCGGGAGTCTAAAAACGGTATGGCCCTAGGAGGGCACCAGTGCCCTCCTAACGGCCTAACCCCCCATAGTGACCCCGTATTACCCCCCCCTGTTTTAGAACATTGTTTCTAAACTCGTGACACTGAAAGGACATCGCCGTGGCTTACTACGTGGGAGACATTCCGGCCGAGGCCCTGGTGATGGAACCCGCGCGCAACTCGGAACCCATCGACCTGGCCCTCTTCGACATTGCGGAGGCCACCCTCCGCGATGACCTGGGGGCCATCGTGGACACCCTCGGATTCACCGCCACCATCGACGCCGAGGTGGGCCAGCTCGTGGTGGAGTGGCCCGACCAAACCCCGTTTACGTTCGCGGGCCTGTACTCCCTGCACCTGGTCCTCTCCCACACCATCGAGGCCTACACCGAGCGCCTGGCCCCGGTGTGGCTGGTGGTCCAGGCCGATGACGGCTGGCACACCATCGACACCTCCCGCCAGGCGTGGCCGGGCGCACCGGACCAGGACTCCTGGCTTCACGCGCTCCTGGTCGCTGCCAGGGTCCAGGTGACCGCCTACGCGCCGACCCTGACCGATGGGGCCTGGGCACCGATGAACTACCGCCAGGGCCAGCTCATGCAAGCCCGGAACCTCTGGAACGCCTCCAAGGTTGACCCGGCCTCCGGGGGCCTCGGAGAGGACACCTTCATGGTTCGCCCGTTCCCCCTGGACTGGATGGTTAGACAGATCCTCCGGCCTAAGCGCGCAGTCCCCAGGATCGGCTGATGGCCACCGACGAGAAGGCCCCGCGCCTGGTCCTCCAGGGGATGCTCCGGCCGCTCCTGCCGAGGGCCTGGCGGATCGTACCGAGCCAGCAAACCGTCCTGGACACCCTCTCCACCACCACCGTGATCCTGAAACAGCTCCGCATGGAACGGCACCCCGCCGCCCCCCAGGGCGCGCACCTGGTCCATTTTGTGGTCACCATCGCCAGCCCGCTCCCGGCCACCGAAAAGGCCGAGGACGACGTGGACGACAAGATCAACACCCTCCTACATGCCATCGACTCCCTGGGGATCGCGTGGACCTCGGCGGAAAAAGTTCTCTCCGATCAGTCCCTGGCCTATGACATCACCCTCTCCCTCACCTCCACCAAAAAGAACGGACAGTAACCATGGCATCAGTACAGGCCGCACCCGTAATGTTCAAAAACTACTCAATCAAGATTGACGTAGACAACTACGAGAGCGCGATTTCCGCATTCAGCATGACCCCCAACTCCTCGATCAGTACGTGGAAGGGTGGAACGCCGGCCGATGTGTTTTCCGACATCACCAGCCCCACCTGGGTGTGTGACCTCACCGTGGCCCAGGACTGGGTGACACCCACCTCCCTGGCCCTGTACCTCCTGAACAACACCGGTAAGAGCGTGGACGTGGAATTCTTCCCCCTCGGTACCGGCCCGAGCTTCACCGCCACGCTCATCCTGGCCAGTCCGGTGATCGGCGGGGCCATCGACGCATGGGGTGAATCCAGCGTCCAGTGTGCGGTAACCGGCCAGCCCACCTTCGTCCCTCCGGTCATTTAGCCCTGGTGCCTGGTGCGGATTAGCGTATTCAACTCAGCGGAACTCCAAGGGGTGATCGTTGGGATGAAAAGCTTTGACCGGGACGTGGCCAAACAGATCCGCCGAGTGACTAAGGCGGTGGTCCAGCCCGAGTGGCAGAAGGCCGTAGCCGCCAAGGCCGGGACCAGCCTGGAATCTCGGGTGCTCGTATCCACCGCCAGGGTGGCCGTATCCGATCAGAACGTGACTCTGAAAAGTGCCGCAATCGGACGGCCACTCTCCGGTGGTCTCCGGCCCTCTGAGAGCTTCGCCGGTGTCGAATTCGGTGCGAACCGCACCGCCACCCAGACCTACACCGCCACCAGCTCCAAGGGCAAAAGGTACCAGGTGACCCGGCACACCCAGACCCAGCTCAAAGCCCGCAAGAGAACCGGCTACGTGGTCATGCCAGCCGTGGCCGAGATCATCCCCCGGATTGCATCCCTCTGGGTGCAAACCACCGTTCGCACGTTCTACGAGATCCTAGAAAAGAGGTAACCATGGGCAAGGGAATCAGTATCGGAGTTGCCTCCGACACCAAAGAATTCAGCTCCGGGATCAAGACCGGGGTAATCAAGCCACTGGAGAACGCCTCCGATGCCCTGGATGACGTGGCCCGCGACGGCGACAAGGCCGGAGACAAACTCGAAAAGGCGATGGAAGGTGCCAGGAAAGAGACCTCCGATTTCAAAAAAGAGCAATCCGACCTGGGCCGCGCCATGGCCACATCCTCTAAAGAGGGTAGCCAGGCCCTAAAAAAGAACACCAGCGATGGTGCACGTTCGGCCTCCGCCGACCTCCG